CTCCAATGGCAGAGACAGAAAAGAAAGTAGTGTTGTTGCCGCCTGAGGGCGCGTTTCCCTATTGTTTGACACATTTCTTGGGAGCGACCTTGGAAGGCCAATTCTCTTCCTCAGTTCTGCAGGAGCACCGCCAAGACAAACCTTTTTGGTATAACTTGGGGTTGCCAGCGCAGTTCCTCATGACCATGAATGTGGTTGCAAGATCACACGATGGTCTAGATGGATTCCTGCCATTGTTGGGTGTTGACGTGGAGGTCGCGGATTGGGTGCTCTTCCACCACTGGGCTCCAGTGGCGTGTCTTGAGCTTCTTCAGGACCCACGGTTCACCGGGAGGATTTTGCTCACTACTCCGTTCAGTGAGCATGCAGGATATGTGCGACTGTGCGACGGAGTGACGGGTGTGGCTCAAGAGGAGTGTATCAGAGTTGGGGGGCATGAGTTTCCCAACCTTGGTACACGGGATCCCTGGCCAGATTCGATGTGCAGTTGCTGGGTGCGTGGTTACATGCTGAGCGTATTTGCTTGTTTGATTGCGGTGTCGCTTGCTTTGAGATGACAATTGTGCATGGCCACCGAGATGGAGACAGGTTTGTTGATCGGCGAGGTCGGGAGCTAGTGCATGAGAGGTTCAGCTTGCACAATGACCCGAATACGATCTACCTGTCTGGTCGGGATGAGCGCTCTGAACGCATCAAGGAAGGGGTATGCCAGTATACGCTGCATTGGGATGAACGCATGGCAATTCGGGAGCTGGTCGTGGCTTGTGCAAACATCATGCGGGGCTCAGTGTTGGATCATGATGCTTTCTGCGTTGTGTTTCACGGCAGACGGAACAATTATGCCTCCCTCCCAGATTGGGACTTTGAGGCACAGCAAGAGCCAGTGTTTCGCTCAATGCTAGCTATGTTGGCTACTGAACAAGGGTGTGTGCACTTTGGTCGTTGTTATACTGCTTTGGACAGTTGGGCAAACGACGCAATGCGTGCACGTCGAGCGGCGATTGCGGCAGCGAGACAGGTGCTGGGTGAATCAGGTTTCTTTGTTTGTACCTGCCTTGCTGTGTCATTGCTGCTCTGGATATGTTGGGAATACCGAGACATTTGGATGCAATTCTCTCTGACGCAGTTCACGAGTAGTCAGTTTTTCATTGTTTTGATAGCACCGGTCGTGGAAGAACTAGCCATGGAGGCCGCTAGTTGGTACATAGACCAAACAGCCGTTAGGGTTGTTTGGGTCATTCTTCATGGCGGCAACTCCATCGGGTCTTTGTTGTCGGCGGGTGCATCAGTGATTGTTTTCAGATGGCTGGGAGCTCGTGGTTTGCGGAAGAGGCTCGTTGGGCACATCATGTGGAATTTCCTGGTTGTCGTTCTGTCTTCCAGTTGGTTTGTGCCGTTTTACGCACCAACAATGGTGTATATAGCGAGGACAGCTATGGAGTCATGTGTGCACACGAGTTTCCAGGATGGTGTTGGGATACTCAGGTGGTTGGGTGTTGCTGTGTCCGATATATTTGAGATGCTGCCACAGTGTTATCAGGCAGCAGTGCAGCAGCTGACACTGGTCTCTGAGCATTGTTCACTAGATGAGTTCTATGTGGCAAGGAATTTGACCAGTTGGATCCCACCTGAGTTTGTAAGTGCGACAGTAGAGATGAGGCTACGTTTGTGCTCTGAAGTGCTCCGGCATGCCGGTGTGTTGGTTGCCCCGTATACCATGTTGCTGGGAGTTTTGTCTTCATGGATATGGATGGCAGACAGGTTGTCCGCTAGGTGCCACAAGGTGCATCGGGCATATTGCTGTGGGTTGCAGATGCAACATCGTCGTGTTAAGGGCTTCAAAACAGTGTTGCAGAGCAGTGGGCGGCAAGGGCCATGCCACGTGTCTCCGTTTTACCAGATTGGACCTGTGTTGCCTGGTCATGTTCCGTTGTGTCCGGCCTCTTGTCAACATAATATGATAAATGCGGTGTTGAAGAGACTGTTGGTGACCGGTTGTGAATCTGGAATGGTCTCAGATGTTGAGTTTGATCAAGTGCTGGCTGGAGTTGACAGCACCAAGCTCAGCTGGGACTGGGAAGGATTCATAAGTAACAAACCCAGTAAGGTGGTGGTGAGAGCGCGGCGTGGATTGGCAAGCCTGCTGGCAAAAGGGGCAGCAATAGTAGGTGATCAGTTGGAGCTTAGATCTGCCGAAGTGGATGTCGCTGCCAGCTTGTTTGTGAAGAGAGAGTTCTATGACTATACTCCGGATGTAGACAAGCCAGCGAAATTTCGTTCTATTGTGAATTGCTCTGATGAAGTGCTGGCTTACCTCGGACCGTACATGCACTCTCTTGATGAGAAGATGCGACTGCTGGACGGGATGGTGAAGTTCTATGCCAGCAGCCAGTTGTCGGGGAAGTTCCTGGAGTTGCAAGCACTTGCCAGGTCGATGGGGCAAGATGTGTTTGCTAGTGATCAATCACAGTATGATGCCCATCAGACTAAACCGCATCTACTGTTGCAGCATAGAATGTTCAAGAGGTTTGGAATGCCCAGAGCTGTGGTGGATTTCTTGGGTCATTACGACATTGAGTGGTCTGCGGTGTATTTTGAGACAGCTCAGCACAGACGAGGGAATTCTCTGAGATTTTCATCAAAGATAGGAGTCAGAAAGTCAGGGGACCCACATACATCATGTGGCAATAATTTGTATCACTGGTTTCTGATTCGTCTGTGTGCCTACCGGTTGACCAAGTCTGTGAACACAGCCCACTTTCTGATAAATGGTGACGATTTTCTAGGATTTGTGGAGAAATGTTCATTCAGACAATTGGCAGCTGAGATGGCAGCGTTGGGCATGGAAGTGGTGCGCGGGGATCATTATGAATTTTGCGGCGGCTATTTCTGTGGCAAGCAGGCAATTTTCGTGCGTGATCCGAATCGTTCGTTACCAAAGTTTGGTTGGAATGTGTCAGATGGTTCTGTAGCGTTGATGCGGGCAACGGCTATTTGTCAGAGCTATATATCGGCCGCAAATCCGATATTATCGGCGCTGATAGCGCGTGTTCTTGAGTTGACATCTGGCACTCAACCACAAGAGTTGTCTTTGGCTCAGCAAGAAGATATCAGTTATGCTTTGGCCCATAGTGGCTGCTTGCGTTCTGGTGTGGCTGAGCAGTTTACCACGGTGGTGCCGTGGGATGTTCGAATTGAATTCTGTGATCTCTTTGGTATAACTCCTGCTTTGCAGGTCCAGTTTGAACAGGAGATTTCACAGATGCAACTCTTGGACGAGATGCCGAGGCTACTCGGTAAGCTCGTGTAGTCAACCTCAATTGTTGAGCTGTAGCCAGGACTTATATGTATAACCAAACAAAAACCTGGTCGCAGCTGGTTGAGTGTTGCGATAATCCCGTTCCTCTTCCCAGCTTTTATCTCTCTCATCCTTTCAATCTTTCCGCTGGGTCTAAATCTGCGCACAACAATGGAGTCCGTGAGATCTCCATAAACTCGCGGCTACGCC